ACGCTTGAAGATTGGGCGTTTAACGCAACTCAAGCTTTGGCGTTGAATGCTAACGTGGGTGCTGCTGCTGCCACAAAGTACCTTTGGATTTCTGACATGTCTAGCGGTTGGTTGGCTAACACAGGAAACGGAGGTTCACCTATCTATTCAGAAGTGTACGGCGCATTTGAAGGTGATCCTTCAGATGCAAACGTAGCTACATTAACATTTACAGCGGATTACTAAATGCCTAAAGATATTCAATACACCAAACTATTAGATCCTATTGTTCAGGTAGCAATAGCTAATGGTCCAGATTATGAAGGAACATATGCAGGTGGCACTACTTACGCTGCTGGCGATGTTGTAACCTATAACGGTTCTTCTTATGTGGCTAGGCAAGCTACGACTGGGAATACGCCAGCGGAATCAGCGTATTGGCAGACGTTAGCTTCTAAAGGTGATACTGGATCTACAGGCCCAAGTGGTCCTAGTGGTGGTACTGGACCTGCGGGTCCGACTGGACCCGCTGGTCCTACTGGGCCAAGCGGTCCTTCTGGCCCAAGTGGTCCAACAGGTTCTACTGGTCCGACTGGTCCTGACGGTCCTGACGGTCCTAACGGTCCTACTGGTTCTACTGGTCCTGCTGGTCCCACTGGACCCGCTGGTGGTACTGGTCCAACTGGTCCAACTGGACCTGCTGGACCTTCAGGGGGGACTGGTCCGACTGGGCCTACAGGCCCAACTGGAACTGCTGGGAAAACAGTTTTGAATGGTTCAGGAGATCCTTCTGGACCTACTGGTGTAGACGGCGATTTCTATATCCAAACAAGCGATAACGAGATTTTTGGTCCTAAAGCTACTGGGTCATGGCCTTCTGGCGTTTCTCTAGTTGGACCAAGTGGTCCAACAGGTCCAACAGGTCCAACAGGTCCAACAGGACCAACTGGCCCTAGTGGTACTGGTCCAACTGGTCCTACTGGTCCAACTGGTCCCTCTGGTCCAACTGGGGGAGCTGGACCTACTGGCCCTGATGGTCCTGATGGACCTGATGGACCTTCTGGCCCTACTGGGCCTAGTGGCCCAACTGGTTCTACTGGTCCTGCTGGACCTAGCGGTCCTGCTGGTGGAACTGGACCCACTGGTCCGACTGGTCCCACTGGTCCAACTGGTCCTACTGGTACTCCTTCTGGTTCTGATACCTACATACAATTTAATGACGGTGGGTCGTTTGGTAGTTCAGCTAATTTAACATGGGATGATACAAATTTCTTGTGTAACGGTTATCTTATTCTTGGGGATGAGACTACGAATGGTCCTAAATTGTATGATGGGGGTTCTGATGATTTGATGGTGAATACAGGCGATGGAACATGTAGTGTTGGTCCTAAAAGCACTAGCGGTAACCACTTTTATACTAGCTTGGTGCGACATTATTTTGGTTTGTACAACGCAGCAGAGTATGTAATGTCGCCAACTTCTTTTTATCCTTACAATGACAATCATCAAGATTGCGGAGCTTCAAGCTATCGTTGGGATGACATACGAGCAACAAACGGTTCAATCGTTACATCAGATGAACGAGACAAAGCAGATATAGTTGACATTGATCTTGGTTTATCGTTTATTGATTCGTTGCGACCTGTTACATATAAATGGCATGATCGAAGCGGTTATGTTGGTGCAAGAACTCATATGGGTCTGATAGCTCAAGAAGTTGAGTCCACTTTAGGAGACAAGGCCTCTACTAGGGCTTTGTGGGTGCATGATGAAGCTGGTACTGACGTAGATGCTGAAGGTAATGTTGTGCATACTGTTGATCGTCAAGGATTGCGATATACGGAGTTAATAGCTCCGTTAGTTAAATCTGTACAAGAATTATCTGCAAGAGTAGAAGCGTTGGAGGCATAATAATGGAAGAACAAATACCACAAGAAGCGATAATACAAGAAATGCAAGCACGTTATCCACAGGAATTTCTTATCAGCGTGCAAGCGGTGCGTATAGCAGCGTTGCTTAATCATATAAAAGATTGTGAATGTAAACATTGTGGGACAAGTGAGGAATAGGTAGAGCTATGGCATGGAATCAAGGTGAAACAGCAGCAGCTAATATGGGGGCTATAGGTGGTAGTATTTCGCCTGTGCATCAAGCTACTTGGGATACTACTAGAGGTTTAGCTGAATCTAAAATTAATAGGGATCAACTGACACGAAATTATACTAGGGGTGTTGATGATCGTAGTCGTGAAGCTGCTCAAGCTTGGCGACAGTTGCCTCAAGCGTATAATCAAAGAGGTATGATTGATAGCGGGCAGTATCAACGTGGTGGTAATCAATTAGCTCAAGCTATTGATCGTCTTCAGGGGCGTGCTTTGCAGGATTATTCTTCACAAATAGATTACAGTCATTTGCAAGATACGATGTCTCTTCAGAATTTAGATGAGTTGAAGGATTTGTTATCTGCTCAAGATTATCAGAATGTTGTTGCTAATGTTGTTAGGGGATCTGGAGGTATGGCATGAGTATGACAGATGAACCAGTAGCAGATGAAGGTTATTCTTTTGGTTGGCTTGACCCTATTATAAATAGAATATTTGGCAGTAGCTCATCAAATGATTTATTGGACGGTATACCATATAATCAAAGACCTGTTATGGATTGGTCTTTACCAAGTGATCAACGTGAGTCTAAATACAATATAGATCTTAAACGTGCTGCTGGTATACCTATGGGTGGTTATTACGAGTTAGGTAACGAAAGTATTCCTGAGTCATTTACGACTGGGGGTAATCAATGGCTTCAAGGGCGAGGTCCAGTAGGTGATGGCTCTGATGCATCATATTGGGATAATATGGTCCAGTATGACAATTTGTTAGCTCCTTCTCAAGATTTAAGCCCTGTTTATGACAGATCAGGTGGCTCTAGTGGAGTGAACACTGTTCCAGATTATCAAGAATACGCTGATTTTGCGAACATGTTTGGTGGCGGACCGCATACAACGACAGGAGTTCAAGACGGGACAGAAGCTGGGATGCTAACTGTTAACCCTCTTGAACAGAAATTGCTTGAACTTGAAGAAGCTAGACAGTTGATGTTTGATAACCAGCGTGGCGCTGCTGCTAGCATCCATAATAGATCTATAGTTCATCTTGAAGATACTTTAGCTAAATCTAATGCGTATTACGATGGTAGAGATACCGAAATTGAAGCTGATTATGATAAGTATGGGGCTAGCAGGGATGAGCGATTTGAGACTTGGTACTCTGATAACGAAAGAAGGCAAGCAGATACAGTTAATCGTGCTACTGATATGGGTATTGAGTTAGTAGCTAGTAGTAACGAAACTGAAGATATGTTGCGTTCTCAGCAAGCTTCGTCTATTGATTATTTAAATACAATAGAAGGGATTGCTAAGGATGTAAGTAGGTTTGCTCGTAATCAGGTTGATATTCAAGTATCTGATGCAATATTTAGAGTAGGTTTGCAATACGAATCTCAAATGGCTTCTATTAATGCTGCCCAGCAAGCTGGTCAGATAGATGCGTTAGAAGCTCAAATTGCATTTGCACAGGAACAAGAGAAGACAGCTAATAATATAACGATGATTTCTTATGCCTTACAACAATTTGATATGGACCCTGAAATGGCAGATACTCTTGGTTGGCTTTCAGCTATGGGCGTTATGGATACTGCTGAAGATTTTATGGGTACAGCGATTACTAGCATGTTTAACCAACCTGATGCTCAGTCAAGTATAGATATATCACAATATTTGGGGCAACCAGCGGGAACAACATATGCTGATTCCAAACAATTGAATTTAATGCAACAACTTGTGAATTTGGAGTCATCTTCTCAACCAGATTATGGTCAGCAGGAGAATTTCATTCTACAATCTCCTGAAGGATATGAGCTTGGGGCATTAGATTTAGAATGGATGTTAAAGAACCCAATGGATCATTCAACTTTGATTGATATGGGGCAAGCGCCTCCTTGGGAGGCTTATGATCCAGAAACGTTAAATGCGGTTCTTACTGCCTATATGACTGTTGGAATGAATCGTCAGGGGTAAGTAATGGCTATTCCTCCTGCTCCTAGGGTTCCGCAACCTCAAGTTAATCGTGACGAGTTAATGGTTAAGCTTGGTATCAGGCCTCCTAAAGAGAAAAAGATAGATCGTAGTCAAATTCCAAGTTTTTCTACGCCTTCTGCTCCTCCTATGCCTGTTATGGCTACGCCTGATCCCAACTTTGTTAAGCCTCCATCGAAAGGTGGTGGCATATTTGATATCCCTATTATAGGGCCAATGATAGATCTTATTGATACGCCTCGTGCAATAGCTGTTTCAACTATTAAAGAAGTTGGGGATTTATTTGCTGGCGATGGTTTTAGCCCTACTGATTGGTGGAACCAAGCAGAAGATAACATGATGATGGGAGAACTTCTTCGTGACTGGGGTGTTGATTTAGGTGGATGGAATTTAGCTTTAGGTTTGATAGGTGATGTTGCTTTAGATCCTTTGACGTATTTGTTACCTAGCGCTTTTGCTCGCTATGCGAAAAGCGATGATGTAGCTAACGCTTTGTTTAATGCTAGTACAGCAGCGGGGAAAGCTAAAGATACAGCTAAAGCAAATATGTTAGCTACTGCTGGTAATCAGGTGAAGAAGAGTGGTGCGATTCATGCTGCGGGTCAGGAAGCTTTAGAAGAGATAGGTATGACTACAGGTTTGCGATTTACTGTATTTGGTACTGGTAAGTTAAGTAAGCAAATTGTTGAGAAACCACTTAGGCGTATGTTTCCTAAATTGGGTGAAGCTTTGGATCTTCGTAGGATTGAGCAGTTACCTCAAGTAGGTGAAGCAGGTAGGAAGATAAAGAATACGTCTAAGTTTTGGCGTTGGGGTGATGAAGCTATTGAAGGGGGTCCACGTTTTAGGCAGTCAGTTGATTGGAGTAACCCTGATCATAAGGCCCAGATTATTAATCAAGCTAGGCGTATTCGTGAGGGTAAAAACTTAGTAGGTAGAAGTACTGTTTCTCAGGAAGCTGGAAAGTTAGCTAGGCAAGCTTTAAGGATGCCTGTACAGACACGGAAGTTTAAATTTACTGGTCCAAAAACAGCGGGTTTTGTGACTGTATCTGCTAAGGCAGCGGGGACTTTATTTGCAGCGTCTACTTTGACTAAAGTTGGTGGATTGATCGCTAGACAAATGTCAAATAAGGCTGCTATTAATATAGGTATTAGGGAATACGCCAAAAAGGGCGATACCGAGATGGTACTTATTCTTATGAATCTTAAACGTGCAGGTAATCAGGGCAAGGTTGCTTCTGATATTTGGGCTACTCGTTCTTGGGAAGATATTAGAAGTTTAAAAAGAGATGCGGATAGGTTTGGGATTGACTTTGATGAGTTGATAATGGAAGCTGCTGTTGAACCTAAATATTTGCGGGGTGGTTTAGGTGCAGGGGGGCAGCCTACTTTAGGTTCATATGCGGTTTCTAACCCTAATTTAACAGCTTTGAATCCTCGTTATGTTAGTGACCCTGCTGTTTCTAGTTTGCATAGTAGGGCGCAGCAAATGTGGGGTCATATGGGTAAGCGTGGTAACCAAGCTTTACCTTATTCTACTCCTTTGCAAGAACTCAAAGATGAGTTTTATGTAATGCGTGCTTTAAAAGGGGACGTTGCTCGTAATCTAAGAGTTGTTAAGGATAACCACATATTTGATGTTTCTATAGGTGGTGTAGGTGTTGATAGCAATTTAAGAGGGAATATATTTAGTAGAAGAAAGTATCAAACTCCTTCTTCTATAAAGGCTGCTATTATCGCTGGCGAGGTTAGCCTTGATGAAATATTTACCAAATATGAATCTATAAGAAAAGCATTTGAAATTGACGCACAGGTTCTTGAGGCTTTAAAGGGTGAAGGTAGAGCTGTTGGAACTATTCAGGAACGTATTGCTAACTCACCTCAATTAGCTGAAGAGTTAAAGAATGGAGTGAGTCTTACTACTGTTGATGGTTCAGTAATGCAGAATAGGTTTATGGGGAATGTTCTGACGGAGCCAAATGTGGGTGGTTCTATTGAGTCGCAAATTGAAAAGATAGGTAGAGAACTACTTGGTGATGAATATGTTGAAATGTTCTCTAAGAGCGCTTCTGACGCTTTATCACGGTATGTCAATATGTGGCAGTCACGTATACGTTCCCAGTATGTTGTTGATTATGCTAATCAATTAGGGATAACGGTTGATGGCGTAGACAATGCAGCTTTTGGTAGTGCTTCTAAAGAAATTGCTTCAAAAATTGCTCATGAGGAAGCAGTTCGTGTTGCAATGATTGTTGGCGAGACTGTAAGAAAAGGTAGAAAGGGCGTTGGTGCAACTCGTAAGGTAGGGAAACCTTTAATGGATCAGTTGTTAGGCCCAGATGGCTTTATAGCTAGTGTTACTAGGCGAGCGCAAAAAGTTGCTCAGTATGATGATTTTGCTAGAAGGCCTAGAAAAGGTAGCGGAACTGTAGTTGAAGGTTTAGAGATCCCTGCTGGTAAGCCAATGAGTGTAGCTCATCAGCAAATTGCTGCTGATGCAGGAGTCACACCCCTTGCGTATTCCAAAGATAGACAAGCGTATGACATGGTTGTTAACCAGATACAGACTGCTGAAGATAAGATAGAGACTCTTGAGGAAATATTTGCTTTAGTTAATCCTTTGAATAATCCTGATGGTAGAAATACGTTGTATAAGTCTAGGAGGGAAATGCTTAATTTGTCTGTTGATGCAATGTCTCTTTTGCAAGAACCTCTTACGGTAGGTAAGTCTGTTCGTGGTCAAGCTCGTGAAGCTTTGACTCGTAGCCAGCATATGGGGTTTGGTTCTGCAACTGATCGTGCAGCACAGTTAAAAACCTATGAGGAAGCTGTTGAGTTTCTAGTAGAGCTAGCAGATGAAGTTAAGTTACTTTCAGAGTTTCGTGATGAAATTGCTGCCTTTATTAGGCAAATGGAAGCTCCGATTAATCCTATAACAGGGAAGCCAGAATCATTGGATCTTCCTTTCCAATGGTTATACGATCAGGTAGCTAGAATAGATGAAGGTATTTCTGTTTCTAAACGTTGGCTTGAAGATGCAGCGAGTAGATATACTCGTAACGTAATAGAAACTGATGCGACTACTATTATGGCGGATGCTTTATATGATTTAAGTATGCGAGGTTTGGCTGGTCATTATCGTTGGGCTACTCCTGTGGGTGGCGTTACTTTACCTTTGCGTTCTGGTCCTAAGCCTTTATGGGAACATGGTGGTCGTTACCAGAACGTTGTCAGTATTGGGTTAGAAGAGTACGATCCGAGATGGTTCAAATCGCAGAAAGAAAGTTGGACAGGGCATGCTGAACCTGTTCCTATAACTAAGGGCGATTTCGTGTATTTCGATCAGCATGGTTATAACCCTCGTTATTCACACGTTGATGAGATTAAATCAACATTTTGGAAGAAGCTAAGATTTTCTGATAAGGCAGCAGTTGACAAAAACGGAAAGCCCTTAATAGCAGCACAAGGAAGACCTACACGGTTAGATGAGTGGATTCAAGATCCTAACACTGGTAAGTATAGGTTGCCTAATGCTAAGGAATTGGAAGAAATAAATGCTAGGAAAGGCATAGTGGGTGGAGGCATACCATACGAGGGTAGGCCTGTGGTTATTAGTGTTGATCCTGAATCAGATATAGGTAGAGCAATTCTTCAAAGGCAAAGAGAAGCTATGGACACTTCCCCATCTGCTAAAGCAAGGGAAGAACGCATATTTGGCGAGCAAGGGCTATGGCAAGATAACGAGATGATTAACTTCTTAAGTAGGCATGGAGTAGATACTGGCACTGTAGATGTTCCACCTCAACAATTACTTGGCGAGCAATCTATCGTACCTATAGATGCACCAATTCAAAGAGGTGCAACACCATACCAAGGCACAAGAGCTTCGGATCAGATGGTAGCAATGTATGGCGTGCAAGAAGAAGCTGCTGTTGGGTATGCAAAAGGTAGACCTAAATTTACAACAGATCCTACACCTGATACTAGACGAGAACTTTTTGATGTTCCAACTTACGCTACTACTAGAGATCCCAAAACTGGGAAAATTATTGACGATATACCTGAATATCCAAATCCTATTACTACAGTTCGTGAGGCTGCTGTACAGACTGGTGACAAAAAGGCCGTTACTTGGGCTGCTTACATAGCTGAGTTGGAAGAAATTAAGAAACTCTTAAATGACGATGTTTTGTTTTATTCATTTTATGGTGCTATTGAGAATATCCCTGATGCTGCTCGTCTTTTGGATGATGTTGGGCAGAGATCTGCTTCTATACGAATTAAAGACTTATTAGATGATAAATCTGTCAAAGAATTTATCAAAGAAGGCAGAATCAGTATCTCTACTGAAAGAACAACTGTCACAGAATTTATTAATGAACTAGAAAAAAGATTAGAGTTCTACAGGCGTGGACTTTTACCTGTAGACGATTTAGAAGCTGCTAGAAATTTTCCAGACTTTCCCAAATCACATATTGCAATACAGGAAAAGATCGCTGAGTTAAGAGCATTCAAAGATGCTCAAGAGGCAATAATTACTAATTATCACCAACGTTTAAATGGCGTAATTAAAGATTTCACTAGAAAAAGAGATGCTGCTTTAGCTGATTTGGCAGCGAAGCAAGGGGAAATGGATGATGTTATTGCTGCGATAGATTCTAAGAATCTAAGTACAAAGATACTGGTTGATAACTTGGAGTTAGAGTTAGCTGAGTTACGTCAAAGTCTAATAACTAAAGAGCGTTTATCTGCAATAGATAATCAGACGGAAGCTATCAACGAAATTAGAAAAGTTAGAAACTTTAGTGGTTTCGCTGATGCTTATGGTGGTGCTGCTAATGACTTTATATTATCTATGACTCCTTTTAAACCTGCTTTAGAAAGGATTACGCCACCGACTTTGCTTGGTAAGGAAACTGCTGGGACTGTTCAAGGAGCAACAAAGCGTGCTTTGGCTAATCAATCTTTAGTTGGTGTTCAAATTACTGACGATAAAATTTTAGCTTATGCAGAGGCATTTCAAGCTGTAGCTAGGACTCAAGATCCAGACACTTATAATTGGTTTACACGCAATTATATGCCTCTTGTTAACTATTGGAAAGCTTGGGCTGTGACTACGACAGGTTTCTTTATGAGAAATGGGCTTGGTGGCGTTTGGATAAATTCAGCTATTAATGATGTTCCTATGCATTACCATGTTCGTGTTAATGAGATACGTAAAATTGCTAGAGAATCGGGTCGTACTCAAGATGTGCTTGAGGGCATTGATCATTTAGTTGCTGCTGGTAAGCCTGTAAAGATTCGTAAGCAATGGGCTGCTGCTGCGGGTGGAGAAACTGTTACTATTGACGAATTGAAAGCTTTTAGAGCTTGGAATGAAGCTGGTATTGGTGGTAGCGGTCAGGTTTCTATGGAAATTAAGTCTTCTGTGGATGAGTTTGCTACTTGGAAATCATCTAATAGGCCTTGGAAGCAGAAGAGTTGGGATAAGGAAAGTAGATCTTTCATACCTAATGATAACGAGTACATGGTTCAAAGAGGCAATATGCGACCTTGGACTCCAGAGTTTAAACCTATCTCTTGGGTTCGTGGCCGTAACCAAGATGTTGAGTACATGCTTAGAGGCGCTATGGCGCATAATATGATGATGGGCGGTTATTCTGTAGATGACGCTATGGAATCAGTTATCAAATTCCATTTTGATTATTCTGATTTGACTAAAGCTGAAAGAAAGATAAAGGGTGTAATACCTTTCTGGACTTGGCAGAAGAACATTGTTCCTGTCTTGATTGAATCTATTGGTAAGAACCCTCAGCAGTGGGGCCGTTTAGCTCAAGTTAAGAAAGAACTTGAGCTTCACTCACCTATGGAAAATGTTGTTCCTGATTACTTTGCCGAGAATATGGGAATACGTTTGCCGTTTAAAACTGCTGCGGGGCGTGTCTATTGGATGCCTGATCTTCCTTTCAGGGATTTGACTAAGTGGACTAAAGATATGGATTCTTCTAGTGACTTGATGGGGATTCCTCAGAACTTCTGGAGGGTAGCGAAAGAGTCTGCGTTTCCTCCTATTAAATTGCCGTTTGAAATGTGGGCTGGTAAACAGTCATTTGCTGATATTCCTTTGACTGGCAGGTTCCAGCAGGCTCCTAAATGGGCTGAAATACCCTTCCTTAAACAAGCATTGTTGACTACTGGTATAGCTGATAAGGGCTTAGATGGTCGTTTGGTAATGCGTGATAAGCATATCTATATGTTTGATCAGATATTGCCCATATTTGGGCGTATGAGGCGTTTGTACCCTAATGAACGTAGGAAGCAATCTGCGTTTGCTACTACCTTTATCAACACTTTCTTTGGTGCTGGTATAAGGGTAAACTCTAGTATGGAGCAGATGTCTCAAATAGCTAAACAAACTAGAATACTTGAAGAATCACAAAGGGACTTACGAGATAAATACTTTAGGAGAGTATAAATGTCATTAACTATTATCAGTAGAGATGGTTGGGGTTCAAGAGGCCCGAAGAAACCGTTAAGTAAATTAAATAAGAGTCGTGTGAAAGGGATTGTATTACATCATTCGGGTGTAAAGAATGGTCCTAAGGGCGTGGCTGCTGTTAGAGCGTTTGAGAAGTATCACATGGATTCTAATGGTTGGAACGCTATTGCGTATAACTGGTTGGTTGATGAAGTTGGTGTTGTGTATGAGGGGCGTGGCGCTGGTCATGTGTCAGCAGCTAATCGCCCTTGGAATAGTCGCACTGAGGCTATTTGTTATACAGGTTGGGGTGCTGATCCTATCCCTGAGGCAACAAAGCGCTCTATTAAAGCGCTTGTTGACGATATACAGTTGCGTTATAATGGGAAACTTTGGGTTAAGGGCCATAGAGATTTGGCTTCTACGACTTGTCCTGAGCGTGAATTGTATCACTGGATGCAGTCTGGCATGCCTTTAGATGGTCATGTGATTAAATCAGGCAGGGACATTGTTATTGAAGAGACTGAGCATCTTCGTTTAGCTAATATGGTGGAGAAAAAGCCGTTATCTAAGCGCCGTAGAAGCCGTGGAGAGGCTGTTAGGGTCGTTCAGAGGCGTTTAAATGAGCTTGGTTATGATGCTGGGCCAGTAGACGGCCATTACGGTCCTAAGAGCGCTGCTGCGGTGCGGGCTTTCCAGAACAGGTATAGGGATTTTTTAACTGTTGATGGGATTGTAGGAAAGAACACTTGGAAGATGTTGTTCTCGTGATGGGACACAAAACACTATATATAGGAGGCAATTATGCCAAAAGGTAAAGGGTACGGATCCTCTGAAGATACGTTTGGTTCGCAAGATAAGCAACCTTATGATTCTTCTTCTTCTGAAAATATGTCTAATATGAGTAAGAAGGCTAAGAAGGATGCTGCTTATTTAAGATCAACTAATTTAGGGAACGCTCATTCTAATGGGCGACCATTCGGAAAGTAGGAAATTATGCCAGCAAAACGAGGAAGTAGAAGCAGTAAGAGAAAGGTTGCTCGTAAGCCAAACGAGCATAAAGCTCGTAAGCCTAAACGTCCAGCAAAACGAGGAAGTAGAAGCAGGGTTGCTAAGAAACGTAGGCCTAAGTACTAATGGCGAGTATACAAGATATTTTAGCTGCATTTTTGGATGACAGAGGAGAGGGAGCTTTTGGTCCTTCTGCTGAAAAGCCTCGTAGACAAGGTTCAGGTAATCCTGTTCGTCAGTTTGATAACACGATGTATACTACTCCTTCTAGACCTGAAAGATCCTCTGTGCGTCAGTTACAGAACCGTAGACCAGATAAAGGTAGGGAGCAATATGAAGCTGCTGGTGGAACAGATCAGTTAGGTACTCCTTTAGGAACTTATTTACCTAATTCAGGTAGTACCTCAGATCAAGCAAGAGCTACAGAGTTTGGCACTGATGTGTTGACTGAGCGAAACCGTCAATTACGGAATGGAGCTGCTGAAGCAATGATACCTATATTGATGGAACAGTTTTTGCAAATGGAACAATCTAAAGGAGGCACACCTTACTTGCAGCCAACCCCAATAACGTCACAGCGTTTTGGTAATAGTCCTGCTGCAATGGCTGCACAAGCTTTAGCTTTAGCCCCATATAGTGGTAGGAGTGAATCTTGGGATCCAATGCAAGGTGAATTGCAGCAAAGTTTGACAAAACTCATTAATTCAGGTGCTGTTCGTTACGAAAATGATATGCGCCCTGCGCCAGAGGCTTTTGGCTTGATTGATGCAAATCCAAATCTTCCAACTGACCCTTATTCTCTTGAAAATGCAACACAAAGAATAGTGGATAACTACAACCGTTTAGGTGTATTATTCAGAGAGCCAATTATAGGTAACGTTTCAAGGGGTTCTCATCCGTATTATGCTGCTAATCCAACTCAAAGAATGGGTTACAGAGGGGGATACTAGTGACTGATCAAAAAGCTACTTTCAATTTTATGGATTGGGCTGAACGCACAGCGTGGACAGCAGGACAGTCTTTCTTAGCTATTTTTGTTATCACAGACCTTTCTACTTTGAAGGCAGCAGCTACAGCAGGTGGCGCTGCCTTATTAGCAGCTTTGAAAAGTTTAGCGCAGCAACGTTTGAAGGGTTAGAAAATTGGCCTCTGATGAGTTTGAACATCAATGGGCTGAATGGATGGCCATAGAAGGCCTTGACTTAGAAGATCAAATACAGGCTGAGATTAAAGATAGCGCTCATCGGTTAGATATGCGTGACGGCACTCATGGGCAGTGGGATGGTAATGATCTTGGTGTCTTAATTGTTTTTGATGAGAATGAGGTTCGTAATTTACTTCGTTCATGGGATGAAGCTCAATCAGGGAACATGATGTCTATTTTTGGTTTAATGAACTGGTTGGAAGGTATCGCTGCTTTTTTGGGGGATTGTATAAAGCTAAGGGATTTAGAGTCTTAGCCGTTCTCTTACTACTTCGTGTTCTAATAGTAGTCCCCTGATCTTGTCCGCTAACGCATCTCTGCGTCTAGCGAACGTGGTTTTAGGGATATCCAATACTGTTGCTACGAAACGCATTGATAGTCCAACGTCAACTAGCATGTGGTAAACCCATTGTTCTTCTTCTGTTAGCTGGTTGAAAGTATCAACTATAGCTTCAGCTAATGCTTCGTTCTTCCAATGTATTCCCTCTGTTGATTCTTTTGGTTCAGTATGGGGTTTGCTGGACATTATGGCTTCTATTTCTGTTTCGTATTGGCCATCTCCTGTCCAGTAGGAGGGCTGTTTGAGCCTGACAGGGGCTAAAGATGGAAAACCTAAATGCCTTATGGCTTCAAAGAAGAGTTCTCCCTTGCTGGGTTCATTCAATTGCCCAAGGTAATAGTTTGGAACTTATGGAGAAATATTTTTTGCCTTCGTGGAAGCTTCCTATGGGGACATCGTTCTTGTTGATTATGTTCATCATGTCTCGGAACTTTAGCTCTGCGTAGTTCTGGCGTGTG